CAGCAACCATGATATATGTGCCTGTTGCTGCTGTAATGTCAACAATTCCATTCCAAGCTGTCCAGCCTGTCGTTAACACATCATCGTATGGCGGTAAAGCTGTTAACGCTGTCACAACTTTATATTTATAGCTGTGTAAAGCGGTTAACGCTGGGTTAACATACAACTTAGTATCTCCGCTGTTTGTTCCCGCTAGAGATACAACAGTAATTTTTCCCAATAATCCGCCACTGATTATTGCTGGTGCACCGTTGAAATGCAATTCCACGCTTACATTTTCCGCTGCTCCTGCATCTCCTGAGCTTGCTTGTATGTTAACTAATGTACATGCCCACTCGATTATAGTGCCATCACTATATGTCAATCTTGCTTGTGTCTCTCTTGCTGACCCAAACCCATAACGTATAGATGGTGCAAATATATAATCCTGTGCAGTATCGCCGCTCTTGCGTTTGCCACTTAAAGTTAATGTAACTTGACCTCCTGTTACATCCGTGTGCCCGAAACCACCATCACACAAATAATAACCTTGATTTAAAACCTCTGACATAGAGTTTCCTATGTTTTCGAAACCGCTTGCCAGGTTCGCCCATGATGCCACACCGCTTGGATTTACATTTATTTGTACTGTGTTTTCTCTTGCTAATTCTAATCCCATTTATTATCACTCCTTATTTTTTACTCATGTATGTACACTTGCATGTCAACAAGTGCGTTATATAGCCACTCTTTTGTAGATAAATCTCTATCTACATAAGATGGGCTGTTTGTTGTTACTACGTCTAATATCTGCCATGTTGCACCCTCGTCTTTGTGCTTGTTTAGTGCTCTTAAAATCAAACTATATTTTTGCAACATATCTTGTAGATTTGTACTTTTTGCATTTATAGCAACTGTGATATTAAATAATAAAGAGTTATCAAGATGTTTGACTGGTGAGCCACTGCCAAAATAAATACTAAATCCTCCGCTGCTTGGAATACTTCCTACGCTGCATATTGTGATATTATCTATCACATTTTTTATCGATTGTTGCACCTCATCAAACATTTAATCACTCCTCACGATTGTGTCTGCTATAGTCTGATATTTTGCCATGTTTTTGCTTTTTGCTTTGTGCCCCCACATAAGTGAGGCATTTGGGTTTCTATCTTTTACTGGACTTCCAAAATAATATATTTTTCTGACATAATCGGTTTTCCAAATTATTTTGCCATTTGCAAGTAAACTAAATCTTATCCCGCTTCTTTTTGTCTCTCCAGTATCTTCCTTGCAAAAATAATTGGCATCTTTCAAAAATTCGTTTGACACTACCAGTATTATTTTATCTGTTTTTTGATTGATTTTTTGTTGTATGCGACTATAGTTAATATCAATAATCATGTTAAATCAATCCAATCTCAAGATGATGCAATTTATCAGTATACAAATAATCAATTGACACTATTTTATAATCTTTGTTGTTAAAACTCACAGTATCATCAATATTAAACGCTGCATAGCTTGATAATTTGCAATCTACAAACATCATTGCTGATGTTGTAATTTGTTGATTGTCTTTGCTAGTGACTAATTGACGTTTTGGTTCAACTCTTACTTTTGTGACTGTTGTTGATGTTGTAAAACTCTCATTGCCCCAGTCGTCAACTGTTTTGCCAGTTTTTAAAACTATGCTATGTATTAAAAGTATTGCAGGGATTTGTTGTATTATCAACTATATCAACTCCTCCACAGTAAAGTAATCCTGTTCCTGCCAAATACATATACAAAAGTGGCGGTATTGTTACACCATAGATAATATTTGTGTCGTTGCCAGGTGCTTTACCATACGAAAAACTACCGATTGACACATTTGTAAGATTATCATTGCTTTGTGCTAATGTTGTAACTCCGCCATTTGTTTGTATACTCTCACATAATGCACATGTTGCTTTTTTGATTTTGTTTTGTACAGACAAGGGATAAAAAGATATCCCTTTGTCTGCAACTTTGTTAAATGTTATTGTGTCTATAATATCAGAGGCACGCTCTGATATCATGTTAAAATCGCTATCGCTTATAGTTGTTGTCGTAAATGCTGTATAGTCACTTTTTGTTGCATATGCCATAACGTGCCTCCTAATTTAATTATGATATCTTTTTAGTTATAGTTGCTGAACCATACCCAATTACTAAACCATTTGTATCAACTCTACACACTGCTATTTTGTCGTGAGATGCGGTTGGTGTGATATTATCACCTGTCGCTATATCGCCCCAGTCTGATACGTCATCTAAATAAAGTGCGTTAACTGCTGTTGTTGCTGATGTTTTGTATTTGTATGTTCCTGCACCTGTTATTGTGATTGCTGTATCTCCGACCTTTGTTCCTGCCGCTGATGATACTGTAACAGCTGCTCTGTATTTGCTTGACAACTGTGTCTCTATTGCTCTGACTAATACCTGTTTTGTATCAGGTGTTGTGCCTTGGTCTATCGTCAACTGCAATATTGATGTAATTTGTCTAAGCTGTGCAGCTGTCATATCGTCAAAAACAGTCCTTTGCGACTTTGATGTATCAATAACATAATCAGCAGTAAAATAACTTGTGTCAGCATCCGCTGCAGCTATACCAACACCTTTTTCAAAGTTTACGCCACCGCACCATAAGTATTCATGTTTTTCATTATCTGAGTAAATCCTTGGCATTTATTTCCCCTCCTTACGCAATTTTTATTTTTCTAACAGCACCTGCACTAAATTGATTTTTCATAACCATAGCACCGATTAACTCAACTTCGCCTTTTTTAACCGCACCAGTTTCGTTCATGTTTGGCAAGTATGTATTAATCATCTGCGTTGGGGATATAGCGTGTACTGCATCCATCCCCAATTTAGCAAAGTAAATAGATGTTTCGCCGTTTACAATTGGAATAATTGGGTTTGATGTGCCTGGTTTATCTCCCATTTTCATAACTGCTGTATCACCCCATTTGAATACTTCTGTTCCGAAATTTTCTTTTGATGTAACCATACCAGCTCTGTCCATTATTGATTGGAATACTGCATACATTTGTGAGTTTAAAAGCATAACGTCAGGAGTAGCTGACAATTCAGACATCAATTTTCTTATTGTATCTAACAAAACAGGTGCATTAGTTGTGATGTTTGCTGATGTAGATAAATTGATAGCAGCAGCGGGCACAATTTCTGTCGCCGAACCTGTTATAGCTTTATTTAATCCGTCAAACTCATCAGGGTTTACACCATTATCACCATTTATAAATAAATCGTGGAAAAGTGCTCTAGTAGCTTTTATTTTCTCATTCATTTGGTATGTAACGTGGTCGATTACTCCCTTTTGATTGTTTATAATCGCTCTATCAATCTCAAATGAGCCGCCTAGTATTTTCATTTCTGTTGTATATCGTGTTGTTTTTGCTTCTTGTGCAACGTATTCTGCGTTTATTGCTCTTACTCCTGCAGTTGGCTGTGTAGTTGTACGATTGTATGCGTATAACATAGATGTCGACCCATCAGGTTTTACATTATTGTCAAATGGTAACATGTCTAAAAGTGCTGATTTTCTAAACTCATCTATAACATATTGTGTCAATTTATCTTGACAAGTTTCTTTTGCCTCTAATAAAGTAATTGGCATTTAAATTCCTTCTTTCTTTTAATTAAGACTTGCCAAACATCGCTCCGCTGATTGCATCAGACAAACTTGGTTGTGGTGTGTTTGGCTGTTGTGGTTGTCCTGTTGTAATGCTCGTTTGCTCGTCTGCAAAAGCCCATCCGTGAGATTTTTTGATATCTGCTAGTTGCTCATCTAAACCAATTGTTTTGTCGTTATCTATGATTATTTTATCTGTTGCAATCATAGATTTAAGCAGTTTTGCATCTTTTGCACCTGCTTTAATCAATGCGTTTTCAACCGATAGTTCGATTTTGGTTTGCTTTAGCTGATTTTCAAAATCTGTCTTAGATTTCAAGTTTTCTTCTTGTATTTCTTTAATTTTTTGCTCGTATGAAGTAACATCAACTTTTTTCAATTCTTCCAGTTGTTTATCACGTTCCATAATTTGCTTTTCATAATCAGCTTTTATTTTTTCATCCACTTTTGACTTAGTCGCTTCTATATCTTTACCATGCAATTCCATTATT